GTCTTGCTGTTTACACCGGCGAGGACAGTGAACGTTTCTGACCCTGCACCGTCGCCAATTTTCAAGAGCATGGACCTTCCGAGTTGTTTTGCCATTTCCGTTTCCTTTCGTTAGGTTTGTTGCATCATAGCTGTGAATAGTACCGACGCTTTATGGCCTCTGTCGTCGGCGATTTTATTAACGCTGTAACTATCGCAGCGCAGTTCGATTAGGTTAAAACCGGTTAAAGAAACCGCGCTCTCCTGTCTGTGTAGTGCTAGCCGAACAGCTTCCGCTATCTGCGCGCACTCGACACGTCCGGTAGTCTGCGAAAACGCCTCAACGTTCATACTTACTTCCGCTGATATATCGCCGTCGGTGTCGTCCGATTGTGGCGTTATATTCCCAAATCTTATAAATGGATAAACCGCCGGTGTCGGAGGCTCATCGTAAATACGCGTCGAAACAATTGCCGTTGTCGCACTGTTAGCCGCTAAAGTTGCTAGCACACCTTTTTGTAGCTCTAGGGCGAAACTGTTACTCATGCTAAACCCACTTCTTTCGCCGCTTTACGCATTGCGCTTTTGATTCTGTTTTTATGTCTTCGAGCAACAATTTCTTGTGTGCGCCGCATAAATTTTATTGGATCAGTGTACCCACTAAACTTTGCACCAGTCCTACGAGGGTAACGCCGTGACCGAGTATATCGCCGACCGAACTCGACCGAGAGCGCCTTGACCTGACTTTCCGCATCTGGCGGCGCTGCCTCTATCGACGCAATAATTGAACCGCCTTCTAATTTGGTTGCGCGTTTAATTTCGACCTTAGTATGTATCCCTGCTCTCAGGTCGCCGTTGTCAACCGGAGTGAGTGCTTTTGCTATTCGTAAGCCCTGCCTCAGAGAGAGCCTAATAGCTTTAAAAATATATTTACGCTGTTTTGTAGGTATGTCTTTTAAAGCTTTTTTTGTATTTTTAATTTCTACCCTCAAGCAGCCACACCTTTTTCTAAAAGAAACTCAGTGACGTCGGTCCGGTTAGTCGGGCTAACAATTGATTTTATCGCCCATATAGTATTCCGCGCTATAACCCGATCCGATAGAGTTATACTTTTCACCGTGGTATCCGTTCTAACTTTCATACGCGCTAGCGATACATCTTCAAACGCACCGGACTCGTCTTGCATACTACCTAGACGCTCTACTACGTGGGCAGAACGCGAGATAATTTCGGACCAACTATCTTGTGTAACATTTCCAAATTCGTCGGTGGTTGCAGCCATACGCTGAAACGTAACCCGATCCCGATATAGACCGGCTCTAGCCATACCACGTATTCCGTTCCATATTTATAAGCGACTCCACGCCATAGGGCAGAGTTTTACTATTTACGCCCACGAGCTCACTTTCACGATTTTCGTAATAATGAGCCACTAGCATTTTTATTGCGTGTCTTACTGTATCAGGCACAGAGGCCGCAGTGTCGCCGTAGCCAATCACGTAATTAATTTTGATTGCGTCTTCGCGGTTAAATACTACAGGCCACGTGTTTCCACTTTTCGGATAAATAGTCACATAACCTTTTGTGCCGATAACATAATAATTTGTAAGCGTATCAGTCTGTAACGCATTATTAACGTCGTAATACTGAATTGACGATACACTTTGAACCGGCCCTAAACTTAACCTAACTGAACTAATATGTGGACCGAAACACTCTGACCACGTTTGTGTAATTATTCCTTTACCTAGCATCCCGGTTGCGTCGATATAAGCCATAGCGACATTTATAAGGTCGCCAATCACTACGTCGTCGTCGGAATGCTCAACTCGCATATGCCTTTTTGCCTCTGCAATAGTAATAGGTACGGCAGCCGGTGCAGTTACTAAATCTAGTCGGTGCTGTAGAGGCAGAGTCATTTTTTATTCCTTAACTGCGGTTTTTTTCTCGACAACTTCCTTGGTCGCTTTTTCAACTTTTTTGTCTTTTACGATTTCTGCAATGCCACGCTCTACATAACGCTGAACCGCGTCCGGGTCGTTAATTTCGACTATGTCGCCGGCGTTATGACTAAAATCTATCCCCGCCATACTTTGCAATAATTTAACTTTCATTTTTAACCTCCTTAAAAAGGCAGGGTGGTCGTATACACCCTGCCGTTGTTTTTATGCTTGTGTAAGCTTTTTAACCGCACCTGCATCGGTTAAACATCCGTCAAAACGAATATAGCCGAGGATACCAAAGTCTGGTGCAAAACGCTCACGTGCTACGTATAACGCCGGAGCGCCTACCTTCCGCACGTAATAGGCTGACATATCGCCAAATAGCACTGTATTTTTCGCTGTAGCAATTTCATCCATATCTTGGTTAACGATAACCGGATAACCTAAAATATTTTGTGGTGTACCGACCTGGAAGTCGCCCATTTGCCATAGGTAGTTGCCCTGACCGTCTTTTAGTTTTCTAATAGCCTTCAGAGTGCTATCGTGCATCATTATAGCGGCGTTAGGTGTATCCCTATAAGCAGGGTCGACGCTATGAATAAGATCGATAATCTCATCGGCTGTAAGCGCGGTCGCACTTGCAGCAGTCACACCCGCCCCGGCGTTTGTCACGATGCCCTCTACGTCGGAACTACCAGAGCCAGTTGTCAATTTTGCATTTGCGATGCGACCCATTCTTTCACCGAGTAACCTACCTAAGAGGGACTCCATGTTAAGAACACTATCTACATTTAACTCTGCGGACCATCTGACCCACTCGGTATTAAACGCAAATGCCCCAAGGCTCTTCTGCGAGAATACAGCGTCTTTTCCGCCATCATCGGTGGGCTGCGTACCCTCAGTATGACTCTCGGCAGTTTTAGCTGTATCGTCTAACGTCGGGATATTAAAAGTATTACCCGCCGTCGTATTAATAGTGTTGAATTGTGGCGCGCTATACATAGGTCCAAAAGCTTTCATGCTCTCGACAATAAAGTTAGCTAGCTCCACTGGTACGGTAAAACCGCCGGCACTATTTGTGCTACCTAATTGAACACGATACTCTTTCAAAACGTTACGAACTTCTGGCTCTACATACGCTTCGCCGCCGTTTGCAATCATTTCTGCAAAAGCTTGTCGGTATTCCATAGTTTGACCGGCATCGACTGCCGGCGCGCTACGATCTTCCACTTCTGGCATTTTAGAGGTGTCAGGTTTAATAACAGCGTCTAAAGCTTGCTGTAATCTTTCCTCGCGTAGTATGCGCTCTTTGATTTTATCGTGCGATTGCATAATTTTGTCGAAATCATGCTCGATTTCCGCAGCGCGCTCTTCTGGAGTGTCGTCTACAATTTCGTCTAGTTTTGAACGAGCTTGAGTGGCAATTTTTGCCATCTCCTCGTTAAGTTCCCTTATATCGGCCATTTCTAGCTCCTTTTCATTTTGGGGAGAGTTTTTGCCTTCATCCGCATTCTGCGGGCTGCGTGGCTACGTTTTTGTCGTTTTCGGTGCTGCTCCAGACTGTCGAGCGCGCTTCTAATACCTATAGAAGTTGACTCGTAGGCCGGTGTCGTCACGATGCTAACATCATGTAGCTCCGCCTCAGTTATGGTTCTTTGCGGCATATCTTCCGCATCGGTCCATTTCTGGCGGGTCGGCACGAAGGCAAACGACATTTTGTCCAAATCGCCCCTTTTCATTTTAGGGACAATACTTCGAACGTCGGGATCGGTAGGGTCGAGGCTAGCTCTAATTTTCAAGCCAGTTTCGTCTTCCGATAATTCTAAAGTGCCTGACCGAGTGCGCGCTAGCGGTAAACCTGTGTGGTTCACTAAAAAGACGACGTCGTCTCGGTTTACAGCTTCGGTAAAAGCGCCTCGCGCTATACTCTCGCGCCACTTTCCACCTATAACTGTTTCTGAATTAAAGACTGCCGCGTAACCCTCGACATTGATTGAACCGTCTTCTGCTTCGCGTATTTCTAAACGTGTAGAGGGGCGAGACTCGCGTCTATATTTATCCTTGTCTTTGTCCTTACCGTAACCGGCCTCATCTAGTTCCATATCCACCTCGTCTGGTTCTTGGTACTCATCCGACTTACCGAATGTGATTATTATCTGTGTCTCGGTTTCTTCGATTTTTTGAATATGGCGCTCGGTCCGTTCTGCTACCTTTGAAAGTGTTGAAAACTTGTGACCGACAAGCGTTCCAGACGGATTCCAACCGTCGTCGCTTTCTCTGTAAACCATGATTAGCGCAGCCGGATCGTCTTCCGTACCGGTTATAGAAAAATCAGTATCTGGAACGTTGATAGTCCCCTCGCGTCGTATTCTTCTAATTTTTCCGTAAACCCGACCGCCGGAAGAGTCCCACGTTACAAAATCGCCAACGCCTAAAGCGCCGGGTGCAGCCCTGTTAATCATAGACCTATCCTCATCTGTGTTTGCATATTGATTTGCGAAACTTCTGGCACTCGACCCTCCCCATAAGAGCCACGCGATTTTAAAAGCAGACGGTCCACCGTCCGGTTGTTCTTTTGCATAGTCCCTGTCGTAATTCGCACCGAACCGCGCAAAAAATGCTTTCATATTTCTTATAGTTGCTTGTGAGAGATCGCCGCCGGCTACGATTTGCCGAGCGCGCCGAACGCCGGCGTCTGTGCCGCCTCGCTTCCACTCTTTGCGTAACTCTAATCCTCGACGCGCGTTGTTACGCATCGACTCCGTAGGTTTAGCCACCCGACTGCACTGAGATAGGCACTGTNGCGCCCTGTATCATAAGATCGTNGCCNGACTCTTGCGGGTCTAGACCTTCAATCTCGCGGACTTCATTAGGTGTTTTTATTCCGTTTTGAATACTCGTCGCATGACCTTCCATCCGCGCTTTCAAATCTCCGCGCAGTAGGGAGTCTACGTTAAAGCGAACCTCTCTAGTGCTTTCTCTTCCGAATAGCTTCAAATTCATTTCTTGCTCGGTCTGCTCTATCCACCGGCGCAGTGTATGTTTAACAAAATGCAAATCCTGTTGCTCGACATTTGAATATGTGCCGTTAGATAAATCCTGCAAAAATACTGGCGGTAGGGAATAGATGCGTGCGACCTGTTCTATACAAAAACGTTGAAGCTCAATCAGCTGCATATCGTCGGGACTAAAACCTACACTTTTAAGTTCATGCCCCGCCGGTAGTGCTAATACGCTGCGGCCCTCGCGCGCTAATTTTGCCGTCGCTTGTGCCACATCTTCGCTTGCTCTAG